ATAGAAATTCTCCAGGGTCTTTTGTTTGATATACAGATGTTTCTTCTCATGTTCGATGCGTCTCAAGAAAGCATAATATATGATCTGAGTGAAATATGCAAACGGATTATTGGACTTCTCAGGATTAAAATTATTGATGTAGGTTATGCAGTTCTCCAACCCGTCAGCAACCATGTCTTCTCGGAACGTATAGTTCACGAAGTTGGGTTTGTATGAGAGATGATTGGCGATCTTGTACAGGCATTCACCGATGTAAGGCGGGATCCGCGGTTTGGGTTTATCTTCTGCCTTGGCAGCATCAACATCATTTTTATACTGTAATATGACTGTAAAAAACTTCTTGTTGTCTACATAGTGAACGCTGGGTTTCTTAGCCATTTTTTAAATTTCCATGTTGTAAATTTTGTAATTAAAATTCTCACTATTATATATTTCTAATCTTTCCAATAGATGTTGCAATGTAAAATTAGTATGCGTCTTGTATTTTAGATCATCTGCGATATCATAAACCGTAACAGCGTCTTTGCTGTCCGATGTTCTCAATCCGCGACCAATGGATTGTAGTACTCTAATACGAGACTTAGAAGGGCTAGCAAGAATAACGTTATGAAGATTGCGTATGTTAATACCGGTCGAAAAAGTTCCATAGCTAGCAACAATAATAGCATCATTTTCTTTCTCAACGATAGATCTAACCTGTTCACGTTCTTCAGCATCAACACCTCCATGGATAAAAAATATTTTACGATCAGTATTTTTCTTATATATCATATCATATACTATTTTTCCATGTTTGTCAACAAATTGATACAATACTAATGTATTTCCTTTGATAGACGAGGCGAGATTCGTAATAAATTTATTACGAGCTTCGTATCTTACAAGAAAATCTATCTCTGTCTGATAGTCATAATCTTTACATTGTTTCCTTATTTCTTGTGAATACTGTAAGATAAGAGTTTTAATCTTTAATTCTGCGACATGTCCCTGTTCCATCAATTTGTTTGTTGTGGTCACTTGTTTAACAGGACCAAACAAACCTTCTAGTGTTGTCTTATTGGTGAGTGAGTCATCAAGAGTACCAGTAAATCCAAAACGATAGGGACAGTTATGTAATTTCTCCATGATGCTGGTCAACGACTTGGCTTTGAACTGGTGTGCTTCGTCACCTATCACAAGTTTGAACTGATCAAACCATGTTCTGTGCATCTTAAAGATAGATTGCCAGGTGGATATTGTTATGGGCTTGTCTGTCTGTTTATCTTGGCCAGCGTAGATGCTATGCACTTTGCTACCGCTGTCGAATCCATAGTCAGCAAAATCTGTTGCCAACTGACTCACGAGCGAAGTTGTAGGTACAACTATCAGGGTCTTTTCATTATAATATCTTATTATGAGATAGATGATGAACGATTTACCTGATGCTGTAGGAGATAAGAATACAGCCCTGTTCTTGCTGACGGCATGACGGAATGCCTCTATCTGATAGTCTCTGGGGGTTATCTTTAATTTACAGTATTCTAAGAAACTTGTGACAAGATCATCCGTGATCTGATATGTGTGTATGAGTTCAGGATCTACTTCTACTTGATAATTGCGGGAAGCAGCAAACTCTGATATGTTCTGAACAAGGCCGGCATATGTCAATCCAGTCATGGTATTATAGAGACGGATCTTGCCATCCCAATACTTGTTGCGTACAGCAGGCATGAAACTTGCACCGGGTACTGTAAATGTCAGATGATCTGAGAGTTCTTGAGCTATCGAAGGCTCACAGTTTACTCTGATGTAGACTTCGTTAACTTTTACGATATGCAGCTTATCTATTACGCACCCACCTTGAATTTTTCATAATCTATCGCGGCTTTAATTAAAAATCCTCTATTATTTATGGCTTTAATAATCGACTCTAACGCATCGACTTTCTCTTGCTGTACGGACATCTTGAGATTGCTTCTGATCATATCTTTATCAGAATCCAGGTACATGTGTACGTCTGACTTCAGGATAGACAGGCGGAAAGGATCCCAACCCCGTTCTTTCAGGTCTTCTTCTGGCAGGATACCGCGATAATAGTCATGCTTTAACTTGGAGAGCTCTTTGCGATCTTCTTCCATCTTACGAAGGACCAGTCTCTCTTCAGAAAAATGCCTCAGATATTTGCTGTGCATCTTGGGTAACTTCAGGCTCTCCTCACCCAATTCAGTCCTATCCATCTCACAATCTATAGCCCACATGTTCAGAACATCATCAAGCGTCATAATAATCCTTTAGAGTTTTGTTACCTTGAATATCTTATACTTGAACGTCACAGTGTTGGTCACATAATTGACATCTGTGTCAGTCGTATTGAAGTTGATATCACCTATAGATGTCGGAAACAGATCCTGAAACAATATCTCTACATTGGGTATGTAAGAACTATTGAATATCATCAGTGTAGCATCCGAGATCACTGTCTCTTTATTTCCTGTCTTGGCACCTCTCAGTTGGCTATAATCATAGAAAGATTCAGGATGTCCCAGAGCTTTCAACCAATTATAAACTTCAAAGTAATTGGAAAAATCTTCATCTACTTTGAACGTCATCTGAAAATCGCCATACACCAATTTATCACCCGCAAACGGGAGCATCTTGAATGGCGTGGGTACTTCTGTGAATCCCAGTTCTACAGAAGGTATGTTGACTGCTGTAGCAAAGAAATTCAATGTGGGAGCTCTTGCCAACGTGAACTTGAATGCTAACGGCGAAAGAAAATTTATGTTATCAGGTTGACTGGTTAGTAAAGGCATAAAATACTCCTGCACAAGGTACAAGAGTATTTATGTCTCATTCAAAATTTATAGCAAAGGTTAGGTTTTGTTAGGAACCCTGCCAGAAATCAAAAACCACAAAAGTGTTGTTGCTAACCAGGTATTAAAATCCATGGGAATAGCCAGCACAGGGAACACCGTATTCAATGCCCAGATTGCCGCTAATGGGACTAGTGCGAATACGATGATAGACAACACAACTATTCCAGCGACGTTGGCCATTTTAAAAGATTCTTTCATGTTATTTTCCTCTCAGTTTACCATCTTGTGTGATTTAGCAGATTTAGCTGCTTGCTTAGTTTTATGCTCTTCTAATAGCGTTTCTTGCTCTTTTGCTAGCTTAGCAACAGAGGCATTGTGTTTATCTTGTTTAACAGCTTCTGCTTTCAGTTTCTCGTCTTGTATCACGAGCTCAATGAGGTTGCCCATCATTATCCAGAATGCTACAGCAGCAATCAATACGCTGATGACTACGAACGTCATTAACATCTCATATCTCCGTCACTAGATAAACTTCATCAAATTCTTCTAAGAGATGCCTGACAGATTTTCCATCAATTCCGATATTATCGACCCATCTCTCATCATATTCGACAGTCGCCCATCCACGTTCCCAGATCAAACGCTTGCCTACTAGATTAAACAACATGTAATTGTTGAAACTAAGCTGAAAAAGTGTTTTCAATTTTCCTCCTTACCAAAAAAAGCAAATCCGATTGCCATCAGGATCGTCATTCCAATAAAAGGTCCAAACATGACCAGGCCTTCAAATGCTGTGAGCGTGATATTAGGTCCCATGACTATTAGCCCTCAATCTTTTTAACTGAACAACGATTGCCGGTGACTTCTTCGTAGAACATAACCTCTTCCATCAGGTTCCCGATATCAGCACTGCGGCAGATCTCAACACCATTGTGGTTATATGCTACCCAAATCATATCAACCTCCTCTACGAGCATTGTAGGCATCTGCATCAGCTCTCAACTCATTATACATAGCCACATCCATGTCATCGGCCATATCCTTGAGGTTATTGGCAACCAGGAGGATGGATTGGCAGAGCTGATCCCGAGATGAATTAAAAAGTTTCGCCATATCAGCCAGGGTCTCGAGCTGGACGGCTAACGACATTGCTTCATTCACGTTCATTTTCATTTCCTATGTTTTCTTTATAATACCAATATACGACATTTTGTTCCAAATGTCAATCTTTATTTTAGCTATTATCACCCCTAAAGGCGTTGGCATAATCGTCCAGTTGGGCTGGTGTCAGGCCGGCTAAAAAAGCATCCACTTTCTGAGGACGGCGAACAGAGGACAATGTAGCCCATGGACTGACAGAACGAACAGCATTCTGGATGTCTGCATCGTTGCATCCAGCTGGCAAGTGTACCATCACTGTGCCACCAAAATCTGCGTAACCTTTAGGCCAAATTTCCACATAAATCATTTGTTTCTCCGTGTTCTTCATAATACCAATATACGATGTTTCTATAAAAATGTCAAGCACTTTTTATTAAAAAAATATAAGATTTTATAAAAATATTGGTTGACATTTCGGTACGATTGTCGTATATTCATAATATGAAGAACACGGAGATTGAAATGTTTGCACCGATTGATGTTAAAACCCTGGGTTGTTTTGTAGAAAAATCTCATGGTAGGACGTTTGAATATGCCATTAACGATGAGTTGATTCTGTCGCCATTGGCGCATGGTGGAAAGAATGTCCATTTTCCACATAGGATTTTTGTTGGTCCAAACGCTGATCCGAGGTTTGCTTATGTGAAGGGATCCGTTGCGCATGTGATTGTGGACGAGAATGATTTTGGTTGGGTTATCGAAAAGTGGGATATTAAAAACCACAAGAACTATGCAAGGTAGAGTGATATGAGAATTAAAACTCGTAATCCAATTTATAAAACCATGGGACAGGAATATTATGTCTATGAAGGAGACCTAGTTCCCACTCCTAAATGGATTAAGTATGACGCTATATGTATTACTGGTAATGAATCATTCAGATTCCATATCATACCAACAGATACTATTATAGAGATGGATGATGCAGTTGTCGATAGAAAACCGGCTCCGAAAGAAAAAATAATTCAGGTTGACAATGGTAAGGGAATGTCATATACTGTTATTATCGGAACAAAGAATACAACATGTGATTGTGCAGGGTTTGGATTTCGTAAAACATGCAAACACATAGCAATGGCAGAAGCAGCATGAGCATAGAAGCGTTCTTTAATGGCATAGATTCGGACGTCGAAAGGCGTAACAGGATCAGGTTGTCTGTAGCAGCATATGCCTATGAGGTGCATGATGATCCTGTCATGTCAGATGCAGAGTTTGACGCTCTCGCTAGCAAGATAAATGTTCAGGTAGTCACAGGCAACGAGACCCTGGACGATTTCTTCAGGGAGCATTTCAGCCCTCATACAGGCCAATGGATCCATAAGCATCCAGATAAAGCCGGTCTAGAGAGAGTATACGCCAAAGTATTTAAGAGGAAATATCCATGAACATATTGAATGAATGCACTTTCCTGACGCAGGAGCAGATCACTGATATCGAAGAGAAGTATGCGGGTACATATGTGTTCGAATCCTGCCTAAAGGACAAGGATGGCAAGTGGTTGAACTTCCCGGTTGCTATCTTCTACACAGAGAAAGCTCATCCCGAAGGCTCCAACTACTTTGCTATGTTTATGTTGCATGGATATCCCATGATTGCTGACGGCATCTCTGCCACAGAAGGTCATATCGTGGGTGTCAAAGCATTCAACAATGAGGTGATATATTCTCGATATCGCCATGACTATCGGATGAGCTCTGATAAGACAGTGTTTATCGATGGCGGACGAGATTACCTGAGATCGGGTATGTATGAGACAGATAGGTTTGTTAATATGAAAGTAATCAAAGACAGATTGGAGATCGTAAATGTATAAGACAATAGCAATAATGTTTTCACCGTTCATGCTGATCGTTGCATTGGCATTCACATTATCAACCGAGCATGTCCATACTCCCTGGTGTGAACATCATGACTTTGAGTATTACGAATGAGATATTTCTTTCTCCCATTCTTATACTTGCGGATCTGGTGGGGTCTTATTATACATCATAAAATGATAAATTTTGGTCTTTTTTATTATTATCGTTATAATTGTGATCCGGGAGGTTGGAATATTAGGATTGGAAAAGTTCTTAGTATAAGCAGGTTCGGAAATAAAAAGTACATTGAGACAAATAAAGGTTATCGTTATGCCATTGTTATATTAGGCAAACTTTATAGAAAAGGATATACGAATGAAAGAAAGTAATGACACAATGACAACGGAAACATCAGCAGAACTCAATGCATTGAGACTCAATGTTCGTAAGGAACGTGAAGAACGCCTTTGGAATAAACAATGGGCCATGGATAAGTCTATCGAATGGTCCAGGCATGTCAATGAACTTATTAGCGATAAAAATAGCAGCATGACAGGTGACGTTATTCAAAGCGGTGACGTTATGGGCCTTGCTGATCGTTTTTATCAATGGCTTTACAAGGATACAAAATGACAACAGAAGAATATGTAGAAAATCTTAAACAATTAGTTCCAGCTCACTTTGTTGAGAATACAAAGGATTGGAGCACATCAGATAAGATGTATGTCTTTCTCCACTTCATTCAATTGAAGAACATGGAAGAGATCAAGCAGATGATCAAATCACCCAAACGAGTACATGAATACTCTAGCAAGGGAAATGGATAAAAGAAAAGGGGGCCGAAGCCCCCTTTTTTAGTATGAGCAAGTTGACCTTGCTTCTTATTACATGATGTTAGTGATAAGCACTCTGCGATAGTAAGCGTTTGTACCAACAGTGATTGCACCGTCAGAAACGTTTGGAGTTCCTACAACGCTAT